TGTAGATTTGAATCCATCAGAGTTATCTTGTTGGGTATATGACTTGGAAAAAAGACCTGATTGTTATTACTTCAAAACTAACTACAAAGATAATCCATTTATCCCACAAAACATCATAGATGAATTAGAATCTTTAAAAGATAAAGACCATAACCTCTATAGGATTTATACCTTAGGAGAACGTGGATTTGCAACGACACTGGTATTCAACACTTGGAATACAATAGAAAGAATACCTGATGGTGTTAAACTACTTGGATACGGAGTGGATTTTGGATACAATGACCCTTCAACTGTAGTTGGAGTATATCACGATAACGATACACTATTCTTCAAGGAACTATTATATTCAAGGGGACTGACAACACAGGATTTAATAACCAAGATGGAACAACTGACAATAGACAAGACAGATTCATTTTGGTGTGATTCTTCACAACCCCAAACTATTGAAGAATTAAAACGTAGTAAGTTCAACGTAAAACCAGTAAACAAGAAAAGTATATTACACGGAATTGATTTAATCAAAAGACATAAAGTGTTTATTACAACTGATTCAACAAATACATTAGAAGAATTCCAATCCTATAAATGGAAGATTAATAAGGACGGACAAATGTTAGATACCCCTGAAGACAGGGACAACCATAGTATTGATAGTATCCGCTATGTATTAGAATCCACAATAGGAAATAAAAAACCAAAATTTACCATAATATGATACAAGTAAAATTAGATGATAGAACCATAGATGTTAATCCCGATTTAACGATTGAGAAATATCAGAAGATACAAAAAAACCCAATTAAGTATAACAACCCCAATGAGGTATTATCGTTATATTTGGATATTGATATAGATGAACTTAAGGACTTACCAAGAGACCAAGTTAAGTTTGTAGAAAACTACATAACAGAACAAATCGTATCAAATGATAAACAACAGATTCACGTAACATTTGAACACGATGGTGTGTTATATGGAATGGAGAATGATTGGAAAAATATCAAATGGGGTCAATGGGTAGATATGGAAATATTTTCACAACCTGATAACATCAATGATAGTATCCATATGTTAATGTCTTTGTTATTTAGACCTGTAATTAGTCAGAAGGGGACTAAGTATACCATTGAACCTTACAAGTCATCAGAGGTCATTAAACGTGGGGAAATAATGAAACAAGTTCCTGTTAAGTATTGGTTTGGATGTTCCACTTTTTTTTTGCATATAAGTCATCAATTAGTAGAAAATATAAAGAATTCTTTGGAAACGAAGAACAGGTTGAAACAGATATTGAATCCGATACTGAAGAAACTACCACGATTCCTCCATCCGAAGCTACTGCGAGATTCTATTTCCAATTGACATATCAATTAGCTAAAGAGGATTTAACTAAGTTCCATCAAATAGAAGATATGAGTGTGTATTTATGTTTGAATACTGCATCGTTAATTAAGGATAAAATTATTAGTGAACAGAACGAAATGAAAAAAATAAAAAATGAAATGAAATCAAACCGATGAATCAATATGTAAGTTTCCATACGGTGTTGGATTTAATAGAAAAATTCCAACAAGAATCACCAATATTAAACACTTATGGTTATGGTAATCTGGTTGATTTTACAAGAACAATTAGTGGTGATACACAAAATACACCAGTAAGATATCCTTATTTATTTGCAGTCCCAATGACTGTTGAATATTCTGAAAACACAACTATCTACCAAGTTAGTTTAATCTTCACGGATATTATCAATACGGACTATATGAATGAAAAAGACATCATTAGTGATATGTCTTTACAAGCACGTAGATTCTTGTCTTATGTAAAAAGAGGAATACAAACATTCCCTGAGTTGTATGATAACTTTGATATTGAATTACCCGTTCAAGCGATACCCTTTATGGAACGTATGGGAGACCACGTAGCGGGGGTAGCAATGGATGTAAACTTAATCGTATTTGAAGACATCAATGCGTGTGATTATTATAGTGATTATACATCAGTTTATAGTCAGGTATTAACTTTTACAGGAACACCAAACTATAATTCAATTCAATATCAATGTAGTGGAACAACCGTTGAAGCTTGTTACAGTATAGAAAATCAAAACACTATGGTTGATTTAGTTGATTTATTTAACTCACCACCACCAGACCCACTACCGGGTTCTTGTGATAATCCAACATTTTGTTATTGTTGGACTGACTATGGAACTTATTATGATAATGGTGATGGAAGAATTAGATGTGAGATGCCTACAACCCTATACAACACCCTATGTCCAAGTGGTGTATTAACATTGAACGTTATTAACGATTAACAATGGATGAAGAAACTATCAAATCCTTAATACTTGACTTGGTTAAAAACTCGGTTCAAAGTGAATTACGTGTTGTTAGACCTTCACGTGGATATGATGGTAGATTCAAACCAGTAGGTGGTAGTGGTCTTACAAAGATAAGTGATAGAATCAATACAGGAACATTGTATAATTCAATTAATGTTTATTATCAATCTGACCTTGCGGATGGAAACTTGGAGATGGTTGTAGATTTCGGTGAAGCGGAATATGGATATTGGGTTAACTTTGGACGTAGAGGTAGATTACAGGGGGCTAAATACCCACCACTATCTGTTATTTCCCAATGGGCAAGACAACGTAAAGTAGGTCAGTTCAGAGACAAACAGGGTAGATTCGTATCAAACAGAACAAGGGATTTCTTATTACAACGTTCAATCGGGGAATACGGAATCTACAGAACAGATTTTGTTAATAAAGGTATTAACAAAGTTTTAGATAATGTTATTTATTACTTGGGTGTTTATGCACAAGAATTCTTAACACAACTATTAGCAGATAATAAAATAATAATTAAAGTAGGAGTAGGTTCAAGACCGATATAATATGAGTTTAACATTCACAAATACACCAACAGATTTTCAACCTGTATTATCAGACGGGTTGTTTTTCACCGTATCAGCAGATACATACAATCCATTAACAACATTCAAGTTTAGATATGTTTATGAATTATATGTTCAGGGATTATTGGTATTCACTGGTAAAGCTACACCAAACCCTTATGGACTTGGAATAATTGACCTACAACAAATATTGGAAACGTATTGTTTTAATAACCCAATATCTAATTGGGATGATACACCGATTTATACACATACAACATTTCCATTTTCAAGACCTTACTACGATGAAACAATCAATTATTCAATCAAATGTGGATATGAATATTCATCAACAGAATTAGGTATCATATCAGGATTTACTGGTATTGGTAATTCACAAGGTCTACCCGCATATCCATCAAACACGTATAAGACATTCCGTTCTACAATGGGTGTCAATGGTCGTGCTACACAACAAGATTTTAACATAGACCCTTTTGTATTATCAGGTTCACCATCAACAATTGACCCAACAACATCAGGTTTATTTTTAACAAACGCCCCAAGAATTCAGGACATAGATACTGAAAACTATTACACACTTGGATTTACAAACTACTATATGGGTAGTGGTTTATTATCACAACCATATTATGTCAAATACACGTTCTATGATAATCAAGGACAAGAGATTACAGGAACAACTTATGAGAACATTACAACCAATGGTGGAGGGCCAAGAACAAACTGTAATGAGGTTTATCAATCAATCTACTTAATTGAACCAATAACATCAACAACGTATAACACACTTTATGTAGGATGTGGGCCATTAAACATTCCAAGTTTCCCATCAAATTGTGCTCAATATACAGTTCAGTTGTTTGGTGATTTCACTGGTTCAACATCACCTGTTCAACCCACTCCTACTCCGACGCCAACCCCGTCATCAACACCAACGACTCCGACTCCCACTCCGACTCCATCTTCAACCCCAACGTGTTCTTGTACTGAATATTATATTGAAAACACTGGTGGAACAAGTGCTAACGTTTCAATAGTAAATTGTTCAAATGGTCAATCACAAATATTTGCATTACCGTCATTAGCAGCAACACAAGTTTGTTCTTGTTCTACACCAATAAGTGAGAGTGATTTAATTATCAATGTTGTTGGTGGATGTGAAGCACCAAGTCCAAGTCCAACACCGACTCCATCCAATACCCCAACATCAAGTGGTGGTTGTGAATGTTCTACTTACAACGTAGCAAATCCCTGGTTTGGAACTTTATATGTTGATTACGTAGATTGTGATAGTGTCAATCAGGAATTACCTATAGATGCTGGTGATGACTTTAATATCTGTGCGTGTTATGGAACAGTAGTTTCAAGAACAGAGCCATTAACCATAACTTATTTAGGAACTTGTTAAAATGGGAATTATACCACAACCAAATCCAACAACATATACTGAGGGGAACTGTTCAGGTTTTACCCCTGTTAGTGAAATATTCACATTCAACGTAGGGTGTCAACCAACACGTTCATCTAATCAACATCTACAATTGATGTGGTTAAATCGTTATGGTCATTACGATTACTATAAAATGTTATTCAACCGATATGAAGGTATGAATATATCAAGACAAACATATAATTCTTGGAATATAGATTGGGGTAGTTCAGACCCAAACAAAACACAATACTCACGTGGTTTAACAGATTCAGAAGTGATGATGACCCAAACAGTTGTTGTCAATTCTGGGTTTGTTAATCAACCAACATTCCAATGGTTAGAGGAATTGTGGACATCAAACCAAGTTTATGAAATCCAAACTGATGGTGGATTATTTCCAGTGAATATTATTAGTGATACATTTGAAAGAAAAATTGAAGGTAATAGAACCTTATACAATTTGGAATTAACTTACGTGTATAGTAATAACATAAAACTATTAGGTAAATAATACTACTTTGGATACTACGTTACTTGTAAATGTCAATGGACTATTTGAGAGGTTGGACATCTTTGATGACATTCCAATTACTCTTACTATACAACAAAGTGATTTATCTGATTTAACTGCGAGACGTGTTCCGTTCTCAAAGGTAATACAAATTCCTGACACTTCCAACAACGCAATTATTTTTGAACATTACTTTGAAATTAATGGAATTGACTTTAATCCATTAAACAAATTACAATGTGTAGTTCAATATCGTGGAACAGATATATTTCAAGGTATCTTAAGAATGAACGCGGTTATTGAAACAAAGACATCAAGGGTGTATGAAATTTATATCTTAGGTGAGGTTGCGGAGTTCGCTACCCAATTACAGAACCTAACATTACAGGATTTGAATTATACGGACTTGAATCACCAACACGTATATTCTGCTATCACTCAATCGTGGGAATGTAATGGAGATGGTGTAAATGGTTTATTTGGGGGTAAAATCATATACCCAATGATTAACTATGGATTGGACTATGGAGACCAAACAAGTGGTGGAACTCCAACGTTCAGATATTCATTTGACGAACCAGAATCATTTGACCAATCATCGTTCGCTGTTCCTGAGAAAGTATGGAAACCTGCTATTCAATTAAAAGATGTAATTGATAGATGTTTTGATGCAACCGATTTTAACTATACATCTGAATTCTTTGATACACCATACTTCAAGTCAATTTACTTTGATACATTCCAAAATGGAAAAATTGGTATTGAGACCGCATCCGCATCTACAAACCAAAACATATTCTTAACAGGAACACTTAGGGATGGTAGTTTAACAAACATATACAGACAAAACACAATATTAGAATTACCACTCTTTGACGCTATCGCGGGATGTTATGACCCACTTAACAACTGGGAAAACGTGTCAGAAAATGGTGGATATTTTAGAGCCCCCTATAACGGAACTTATGCCTTCAATTTGAGATGGGCATATCTTCTTCTTGACTTAACAATGGTTCAAGGAAACTTTAACATCATTGTAAAGAAATCATCTGACCCAACAAACATACTTGGTGGAACAACTGTTTATACATCACCAACTTATTCTTTACCTGGTCAAGTTACACCACAAAATATAAACTTGTTTTGGGATTTAACTCTGACAGCAGGGGATTGTATTAAGGTTTATATCCAACAGAATATTCCATACATACCAGGTGGTGTTTCAAGTGCAGCAAGACAATGGAAGATACAACCATTTAACGATGGTGTAATAATTGACAGATTTGTTAGATATGAATTATATGATTCACCAAGTTTATTTGGACAAGAACTTGTTAATATGAAATTGGGTATGCCGAACTTGAATTGTTTGGAATTCCTAAAGTCATTGATTACAATGTTTAACTTAATTGTAATTCAAGACACAACATCAAAACAAGTTAGAATAGAACCCTATACGTGGTATTACAACGACACTGATAGGGAAATAAAGGACTTTACACAAATTTTGGATACAGATGTTCAGTATAGAACAGAACCTCTGTCATACGACCTTAAGAAGGAGGTAATATGGACTCATAGATTTACTGATAATGAATTCTTACCTAAACAATGGACAGACCAATATGACTTTGTATATGGTAGGGAAAAGTTTGTAAGTATTGAAAACGTATTTAATGGTGAACAGGTATATGAAATACCATTTGGTTCTTGTCCTACATCAGGATTAACGAACGCATCAAACTTTATTATACCTAAATATTTCTATTCTATTAATGGTCAGGAATCACCATACGCAACAATACCTCACTTATTCTTTTGGGTAGGTAATAGATACGCATACAAAGATTCA